ACTACTCCGTATCTTTTCAAGAAACGATTTAGTTTCCGTTTCTTGACTGAAGAAGAATATTATCAAAAAACTCCTTCTTAGTACCAGGATCGTCTTTAAACGCACCTTTGAGTACTGTTGTTTGAGTCAATGATGAATGCGCCATAATTCCTCTATTGAGGCAACACCCGTGCTGTGCTTCTATGTAGATTCCGAGATCCTTGGCACCAGTGGCCTTCATGATCTCTCGGGCAATATCATTAGCAAGCTCCTCCTGGAGAGTTCCCCGTCGGGCGCACCACTGAGCGATGCGTGTATATTTTGAGAGGCCAATGAGTTTTTCGGCAGCAATAATACCAATATAAGCAACGCCAGCCACAGGTTGGTGATGATGGCTACACATACTGCGAAGCTCACTGCGAACAACCAGCATACCTTCATAGCGGTCCGCCGAATCATTTGGAAATGCTGTTGCGTCTGGTGCCGGATCATATCTTCCTGCCATTATTTCGTTGTAGTACATTTTAGCCAGTCGACGGGCTGTACCTTTGCTGTTGGGATCAGTTTCACGATCAATTAGCAATGTATCCAGCACTCGTTCAAATGCCTCTGTTGCTTCGTTGATCAGTTCGGGTTTAACATTGTCGTCAACATAGTCACTAATGTTGTCTCCTGCCCAAAAACGTTTATTATCGCTTTTCATTCTTTCGCGGATAACTTGCGATAGATTTTTACTGTTGTCGGTCATAATTATTCCTCAAATAAACTGTTAAAGTGTGTATCTTTTAATTCTTTTTTTATTTGAGATACTCCGACTTTTTCTAGAGTATAACCAGTTGTTAGAGATACTATCATGGCCTGCTTTTCAAAATTTAAAAGATTTTCAGAATTAACACCATATACATAACCGTGAAAATAATTAAAATCGTTTTCGTTGTTTCGGATCTTAACAGGCCCATCTCTGTCGCCTCTGAGCTTTACTCTCCATTCTGCAAAGTCAGTGAGATCGCTTACAGCTTCTATTAGATTGTTGTCGTCGGGTTTTTTTCCTTTAACAACAAAAATATTGTCGAACTTGACTAAGAATTCGTATTCTTCTTTTGAAGAAGTTATATCTTCTATTGATTTAAATTTAAACATTTATTCTCCGAGTTATTGTCGTGGATGACGTATAGTAATTATTGTAAACTCTTTAATAGTTGATTACAACTGAAAAAATCGTCTCTTAATAAATCTACTTGTTTATTTAGGCAAGGTAAGAATTTTTCGTAATTTTTCATGTAATTAACAATTTGTTCTATAACCTCGTTTTTGTGTGTTTTATATGCATCAAACGATTCAGTCCATTTGCTAGGATATTTAAATTCTTCAAATGCCATTTCGCTATAACTAAGCCTATCGGGTACCATTGGAATAGCATCGACTACTGCACCTTCGTACCAACTGATGCCTAGTGTTTCCTGCAAGTTAGCACTGAACACCATTTTAGCTTGGCCCAACAGTGTGTGATATTCGTGCTTAGTAAGTTGCCGATCTTGACATACAACAAACTCGTATTGTGGTAGATGCGTAGCTAAGTCTCGGAAAATCTCAACCTGCTTCTCTGGAGCAATACGGTGCGGAAACAAGATCATGTCTCGTTTCTTCATGTCTTTATATGGAGCAAGAATATCTTGGAAATACTCCATTGGCCAGCCGGAGCGTATAACCTTGCCTGTAGATTCAAAATGTTCGATAACATTATTGTTGTTATCTTCTTTTACTTCTAACAAGTTAGACGCAAACATGCCAATATGAAAGTCTGTAGCAAAGTAATTATGATCAAACGCATGGAAGAAACTTTTCTCGGCATGACGCACCCAGGGTTTGTCGCCGACAAGACGACCTAAGAAGTCTTGGGGATCATAACTGCCGGCATGCCAAAGTCCGTGGGTTGTTACTGGAATGCTTAGTAACTCGCTCATATACTTTAAGTTTATAATGCCCGGATGCCATGCATCAGTAAACAAAAAGTGATCGCCAGCATTAACGGATCCCGAACAAAATAGTACTGCCAATCTGTTCAACTTGACTAGACTTATAGATATTAAGTCCCGCCAAAATTAAGAAAAGCGCCTGGAGTGGTAGCACTAGGGATATCTGTAGGGCCGTGTATAACTTGAACATTATGTCCTGCCTTATGTAGAAGAGAAGGCAAGTGGATTTTCCACTCGCCCGTATATCTCGTGTCTACTGCTTCTAGATCAACGAGAAAAATCATTAACGGTTATAACTCCCATTATTGCTATTCCCACTGCGATTATATTCGCCACGTGGTTTACGATCACCGTTCCACTGCTTCTTTGGTCGATTGGAATAAAAGAAGTTATTCCAAATTTGACTCTCTTTGTTATAAAGATTGGCCTCGTTAAATTCACACATTTCGAAACGGCAAAAGTCTTTGAACTTTTCCAAGTCATCGAAAATTTTAACAATGTCCGGACGAGTTTCAAAGTAGTTAACGTCGCGATAATTTTTAGCCATGATAGCTTTCCTTTTATTAATGATTAAGGGTTATAAACAATAATACCATCTGATTCGCCGTCTTCGGAGACAACAATCTCGTAGTATCTTTCACCGTATTTTGGCAATAGGTGATTCTCGAGAATATCCATGGCAATCATTTCACAGCTTTTGTGATTTTGATTCCCGCCTTGGATAAACTCATTCAGTGCCCACTTGACTAGGAAAAATTCTAGTTCTCTATCCAAGTGAGTTACTGAAATCTTTACCTCTACTTTGAACATGTGTCGATGTTCATTTTTCGAGAAATTGAATGCGCGGATCAATAGATCCTGCGTTGGGGTAATAATGGAAGCCTTCAAATTCAGTTCTGACTTTGATAAAAGTCATTTTATTAGGTCGAATATCTTGTTTAATGATCATAGTTTTTGTAGTTTTTGACAGAGTGTATTAAGCTCTTCTTTAGTTAAAGTATAGTTATAGGTGCTGAAAAAGTCAACTCCTCCGTCTTTATTTAGGCATTCTTGAATAAAATTTATTGCCAATATGTTAGCTGGGGCAACTGGATTCCAAGATTCGACACGCAAACGAAATGCAGCATCTTCTTTAACTGTAAATGATTTTAAATTTAAACTAGGGTGTTTCATCCTCGTAGAGCCTCCATCATAATAATTTTACCAACACGATCGCCTAGATCTTCTTCATCTGTGATAACATGCATAGTATTATGACTACGATCATTTTTACGATCGTAACTACGAGTTTCAACAACATAGCCACCGCTAGCTCGATATACATGTAAACGCATACCGTCGCTTTCTAACCGATTGTTTTCCACGGTTAATGAACTCGGATATTCTTTTTCAATATGATCATCGTTCAACCAGTTTTTGAGTCTTTGCTTAAATGTTAATTTCATCGGTGTTGTCTTTCTACTCTTTCTTACAGGTTTTGGTGTGTTCGCAGATTTTTGCGATGCAAGGCCGTATCCATAGTTACTCATTTTACGATCTCATCATTTTTATACTGTGACCAGTCTGTGAACTTACTACGATCCATTAGTGTGTGCAGACTGTGCGACCACACACCTGGATTGGTTGCATTAAAATCTTTGTCGTCGATCTTCAACATAGTGTTATAGTTCCATAATTTAATATATGGAATAGGTACACGAATTTGCGGAATGAAATTATTATATTCGTTTAAACCGTTTTCGTGAAATTCTTCGGCCACATCAATTGGAATGTCGAGACTACACAGATAACCTTTTGTTAAAAAGAATTCAATCATACTTTCCCATCGAGCCCATTCAAGATTGTCTTTGGGATGAAAGCTATGATTGGCACCAAAAAAGATATGTTCACAACCTTGTAAATTAATAGCAATACTTTCAGTAGATTGGACACCATTTACAAACAATGTTTTTTTTCCAAAGGCCGGAGTGTGTTCGATTTCAGTACCGATAAAAAATATTACATTTTCAACATTACCTGAATTATAATCACGCTTCATTATTAATCCTTTTTTTCAATTGTTCTTGTCGTTCCGCTTCGTGGTGATCACATAGAGTACGAATCCAACCACCACTACGGCGCTTACCAGCAGCACCACATTCTTCGCAGGCAACATCTGCCCATGCTTCAGCCATACGCACCATGCCTGAAATCTCGTCATCACCACCACTGTAATAGAAGCGTAGTCCGCCAAACTTTTCTTTGATCTGATTGACTTCTACCTGAGCGATGTCTTGACCTTGTTTAACTCGCCAATCAATATGGCTTTGAATATTGGCACATAATGTTTCAAGAATTGGATACCAACCTTTACCTACAGCAAATCCGCCGTACTTGCCCGCAAACATCTTAGGATAGGTTGCCTCCATCCGCTTGCTAAATTCTTCGTACTGTTGTTCAGTATACATTACCAGCTTTTTACATCCGTGATATCAACATTTGTATCGTTTTTTTCAAACAAGTCAAATGCTACTTTAGTAATAACACCGATACCAGAAGAATTATCTTGAACAATTGAAAAGAGATTAACCTCTTTAAAATGTTTAGCTATTTCTGCTAGTTTTTCAATCTCCGCCCGAGTGAGTTTAAATTCACGCAAGCCGGATTTTTTGGAGTTTTTATCTTTCATCGTCATCTAAATCTACAGTTTCAGTTTCGTATTCCCATTGCTTACGTTTAAGTATAGCAATTTCGTCTTTATAAGTCAACCGTTGTTTTTTTAATTCAACTAATTTAAGGTCACTGATACCGCCGTTTCGTTCCAACTTGGTAATCTGATTATCCAGTATTCGGTGAGATTCTTCTAAATGTTTAATACGATTTTCGTACATATTATTTCTCCTGATCTAATTCTGCCTGTAGCTTGTTTAACTCATCGTCGTCATGCTGATCAAATTCTTCTTCTTTAGTTTTCTTACCGTCTTCGTATGAAAATAAATCATTAAATGTGTTACCAGCAGGTCCACCTTGTAATCGAGCACCTTCTAAACTCTTTAAGAATAGTTCAGCATCCTTGATCATCTGAAATGCTTCTTCCTTAGTAGAAGTATTAAACAGCTCTTCAATAAATCGACCAAAGTAAAGAATTTTCCTAGGCACCCAATCACTGTACTCAACTTCTCGTTTTCCTTCAACGCCCCATAGTCTCCAATCGGGTTTAAATCTAGCACACTCGATATCCATTAATTGTTGAGCACGTTGAACAGCACGTATATGACATTCGACATTGTGTCCCATCATTAGTGCATAGGCAAAACTATCCCATGATGTTTTGTTGGGAATTTTTCCTAACTTATTCAATCTAGGAGGAACATTATAGTGATCTGGGTTTAAGTGATCGAATTTAACTTGCTTTCCATTTTTGTCAAGTCCCAACTCTTGATCAGACTTTCTTTCACCTAGATCGTAATAGGCAATGTCCTTCATAGACAGTCTACTACCAAACTCACTTTCAAACGGAAACGGAATATCGCAACCTGATAAAGCTTTGTTATCCGGAGCTTTGTCCATGATTACTGACCAACGCTTGTTAGTATGAACAGCATTGGTGTTAAACAAGTACCGTGAGCAGTGGCAATGAACGGACTAGCACAATCGAAGCTAATAGTTAACTCTGGATTGATGTGTTTACGCAGTTGACGTTGAATTTGTGTTAGATAACACGACCAATCTAACTGAGCAGTTCCCAAGAAGTGAATCCAGTTTTTGACCCTTCAACAACCCGTCTTCACGCATAGTCATTAGACGTCGAAGAGTAATATCCATTTTACACATGTTGGCACCACCAAAGGCCCAACCTTCAGCTTCTCTGCCAGCATACTTGCCTTTAGGATTGCTGAACTCTTTAACACCTTCATACCACTTTTCAGCAGTATCCCAGTCACTACCTTGTAACACGTTAAGCCATTTAGTCTGACCTAAGCGATTCATTAAGAAGTAGTCATTGTTGTATCGAGTCTTGTCCAAGCAATCATCAAAAGTCTTTAAACCAGTCTTGGGACTGTGAATATGGTCGCAAGCCCATGTAGGAACGTCTAGGAACATTGACCAGTCAGCAGTTAGTTCCAACCATTCAAGAATACTCTGACGAGTTTTAGTTGCACTAGGACCTTCGAAGTCTAACCAGTCAAACTTAAGAACACCTTTACCGATCTGATATCCACCGGAATCGCCTAGTATCATAGTGTTTCCACGATTCCTTTGTTGAATCATTGATTCTTGAACTAAGCTTTTGTTTAGATCTAACTGTGCATGACCCGCTGAATACAAACCGTATTTGTAAGTAAAGTATCCTTGTTCCTCATTTAAGAAATTCATGCCTTCGATACCTCTATCGAATCCTTCGGGGATTCTATCATCGGCAATAAACTTTTCTAAACGTTGTTTGGCAATGTATGTGCTGTAAAAACTACTGATAGCCGGCAAATATATTGCATAATCTTTCTGTAACGGTGTTAGGTTAACTGGTGGTTTCATATTCTCTCGCTAATTTAGCTGTAATGTCTAATTGACGTTTTGCTTCTTCTACTTTTTCTAATGCTATTTTAACAGCTTGATTTTTTTCAGCCAACGACTTCCAAGCCATTTCTTCATCACGTTTATTACGTGCCCAGTCGAGTAAAGATTCAGCATCCGGAGTTAACCCGACACTAGCATAACCCATACCGAGCATAACCCAATTATTACCGTCAAACACTTCCATATTCTGCGTAGAAGTATTAAACCGCATATTGCCTACACCGTGTTGTCCTGAATAAGAATTCACATAGGTGCTGGCATTACCGTTAGATACTATCGTATAACGACCGGATTCTGTAATGCCTTTGATCATATTTTAAGTCCTAGCTGGAATAATATATCTATAGGTAGCAAGATCGTTGCTTAGTGTAATTTGAATAGCACCTTCATTGCTTAGACTCATTTTACAGTTGTTAACATCAGCTGCTTTCAAAATAGGCATAACTGAAGAAACTGGCCATGCCCATCCTCGATCTAGTTTGCCAGTTATTCCTTGAGCAAACACAAATTCACCACCGTGAGTACTAGGATCTCCAAAGATAAATTTAAGATTGTCACCGTCGGTCTTGGCAAGGAATGTTGGGTGTTCACCGTGTGCTCCGGCCTGGAAAATAAATTTCTGTACCGATGCCCACAACGGCTCGACTTCAACATCCCACTTAACTCCACGGAATTTAACTGTTTTCAACTTTTCATTAATGATTTCCTGATTCATAAATCGATAATCATTTTTAAAATCGCCGTCTTTGTTCTCAAAGTGAATTCCGACTGGAACATTTTCGCCGTTGCGATCTGCAAAGGTAACACTGATTTTAGCATTATCTTTATATTCTCCACCGTCTAACAGATACTTGAGCTTGTTAAGTTGAGGCATACCAAAAACGCCAATCATGTCTGGATATGGAGCAGCAGTTTCAGCTTCCATAATAACAGAACGATCGTCAGCTATTGAGCTAATTGTAGTTTTTTCGCTAGTACCAGTAACTTTAACTGTGGTTAAGAAACCCAGGTTATGTGTGTGACTTACGATATCTTGTAGAATGTCTTTCATGTTTTTCCTTTAAAGGTATAATATATTATATTTAGGTTGTGTATAAAATACAACAACTATTTTAATCAAAATCAAATAATTTCTTAAATGTATTATCGTCTCTAGTCGAGCTGATATCCCATTCAAGAACACCGATTAAGTTTTCTAACTTTTCATCGATAACTGTAGTTTCCATTTCGTCGTCGTTAAAAGGTAAATCTTTGAACCATTGCGGTAATCTCAATTCGTCAACTGGATATGCAACAGATGTAAACGCCATAGGATTTTCTTTAAGTTTACAAACAATAACTTTTGCACCATCTGTAATATTCATAGAGTATTTGTCATCCATCATACGTTTTAACGTATTCCAGTTGATGGCAGCACGAACGTGTCCGGGCATGTTAGCTTTGCCAGCCTTCTTTTCTTTTTCTCTATATTGTGTAATATTATTAGCACGTTTCGGACTACCTTTTTCCCAGCCTGGACGGGTCTTAAACTCATTTCTAAACTCAGCGATATAATCTAATACTTCTTTCTTTTCAGCACCATTTAGGACTTTAGTTAATACTTCGCTCAAGAAATCTTGAATAACAACTGGAGTATCTGATCGTTTTAGATCAAGTCCCATGGCCTTGATTTTGCCAGGAGAGCCGCCTGTGTCCGATCGTTTGCCTTCTTTGTCGTAGTAAAGAACGGCATAACGTTTCTTTGTAATAAAGAGTCCTTTGGAAGCAACAATTTCGCGACCTGCTTTGATGACCTCGCCCCGGGTTTTGGGACAGTGGAATGCATCTTGCATGAATTTTGGGAAAGTTCCATTAACAGTTTCTCCTATAGTATCATAAAGTTCAATAACTGACTCACGGGTCCAAGGAATGATTCCTTTTTCGATATCTTTTCTCAAAGTTGTATAGGCCGAAAAATAACAAGAGTCAGTATCACCGTATATAATTGCTTTGCCGATGTGATTAGCTTCACCAGTAATAATCTCATTGACTTTTTCGGCCATATGTTTAGCAATTTGTCTACCAGTTAACGTAGTACTTTGACCAATTCGATTGTCAAAGAATCTGCAACCAGGATTCAAAATAGCACCATACAGGCTGTTCAAGTTAATCTTCTTGACCAACTGCCGCTTGTCCCAGTATTCTTCTTCAACTTTATTACCAGCTTTAATACACTCTTTAAGTTTGGCCTGCATTTCTTTACGTTCGGCATACCAACGTTTTAACAAGCCCGGAATAATTCCTTCTATTTCGTAAGTAAAAATAGTACCGTTGGCTGATATCATCCACGGTTGATTACTTTCGAATATTAGATCATAAACCTGTGCGCCACTTAATGTATCACTTCCGCCGTTTTCCCAATCAATTGTAAGTTCTCGTCCTACCTCGCGAGCCATAACACTTTCGTACTCGTCACTGCCGAATTTGCCTTCCCACGATGCGGCAAAAGATCGACCCCTTGCCATCTCTCCTTCGATAAATGCCTTTGTACCATCTTGTCGTAATTGGCCAATGATAGTTTCCGGACCCATGTTTAGGGCTCGAATTGCACTAGGATACAGTGAGTTAATATCCAGAGATCCTATCCATTCATGAATACCTTTCTTAGGGAATGCAACATATGCACCAGCCGCTTGAGTATTGATGCTGTCATCTCTTGGTACTCTGTTAGGTACAATAAAGCCACGTCTGTGTGCTTCGTTAATGATAGCTTGTTCGGTAACTGCAACTGCGCCCATAGTTGTCTGTAACAACACTGTGTTTTCATGAGCAATACTGTTGGCAAGATCGATGAATTTTAATTTCTTGTCTAGTTTGTCTAATAGTGCAGTATCTTGTCTGTTGTATTCAATGAATCGTTTAAAATCATTATTATACAATTGATCAAGTGTTCCTTCGTAGACAGTTTTGTTCTCGCCGATTTCCATTTCGCCGATAGCATCTAGCCTATAAGTATGCCTTTCTTCGTATGTGTATTTCCTATACAGTTCAAGACTATCTAAGTGAACACGCCCAACTAGATCATAAGTTATTGCGGCCTTGCCATATTTTTCGTATTCTCTCTTTTTAGGAAATTGTCCCCATAGACAAAGTCTACGAGTATCTTCTTTACTCAATACCTTGATAATTCTATTAACAGTATAGGGCATATCAAAGCCTTCGCTGTTCCATCCACTCAGAATATCAGCATCTTCGATTAGATCTAAAAATGTATCTAACATATCTGCTTCGTTATCAAACAACATAGTGTTGGGAAAGTCAGCTACTTGTTTTTTAGCTTCTTCCATAGATAACGTTTTAGGAGGTATTGCTAAACATACTAGGGTATCTAACCATTGTAAATGTACAGCAATCGCAGTAATAGGCATAAATGCATCGTCGGGTGCTGCATAGCCTCTCTCTGGATCAAAGTCTACCTCAATGTCCCAGAACGCTACATTTAATTTTGGAGCATCAACGTTAAGATATTGATCTTCTAGGCATCGATAAATTGGATTAATATCACTTTCGTATAGTTTTTTATTACTATAGATTGCAAGCTCCTTACGATGCTCTTTAAGATTCTTGCTAGTAACTCTAGAAAGGGGCTCGCCCTTTATTGATTGAAACTTACCCTTCGGGTCGGGGTAGTAAAATATATGCCTTGCAGGATATTCTTTATAGTGTCTTCCACCTTTGTCATCACGTTCGACAACGTTAATGACATCCTGCTCTCTGTTATAGAAAGCATCTACATAACTCATATTGTATTTTTCTCCCTTGTAGTTTGTGGCCTACAAATACCAAATAAATCATTTATGGCTGATTAAACCTTTCATTATTGTATACTTATCAAACGAATTAACGCAATAATATCAATAGTGACTAATAGTAGATAATTGGATACCATACCTGTGCTTCTTCGAGTCCAAGCAGCCCATGCAAATATTGAACATTGAGTAATAAACAACGGATACAAAATTAAAAATGGAGGATTGGGCAAAGTCATACCCATCCACACAGCACACACAATGCTGAGAAACCAAGCAGTGATTTCTAGAACAAACCTTAACGGCCATTCTTGATAGTCTTGTTTAGCCCACTTGTATGTGCCTCGAAATAACTCAATCATTCAGGCAACCGTTTGGTAACACCTAGAATCATTTCAATTTCATCCCATTCTTCTTCGTGACTCTTCCAGTTATCTTTGTGTGCAATCTTAATTGCTTTATTGATAATGCTGGGTTTAATTTGCAATTCTTCGGCTACTGCTTTAACTGTTTCTTTTAGACCTTCTTGTAAATCTTCAATTTCTCGAATAACATTAGATCCTTCGTTGATTAATCGTTCAAGTTTTGCCTTTTCTTCTGGGCCATACATTTTTGCCATAATAGTTTCTCCTATAGAACTATTATATAGCCGTAAAAAAAGCCGGTCAACTAAATGCCGGCTTTTTGTTTACTAAATTTTTAAAGTTCGTTATGCTTTTTCATCAATGCATAAATCTGACTTCCAGGTTTTACTGGTTGACCAGAAGCTTTAAATTTAGATATCATTGCTTTTTCTTGTCTGGCTTGATCCTTCTCTTGATCTTGTGAACTCATTTTAACATCACCGCCAGGACGTAAATAGTCACCTTCTGATCCTTCGCTTAGTATATCGTACATTTGAAAAATTCCGCCCATGCGCTCGTATGTCATTCCAGCATAAACTTCAGCTTTCATTCCTTCACCTAGTTTAGTACGTGCAACACGAGTTGCCCAAGCAAACAGCTCTTTATCAACTGGATCAATTTGTTGTTGACCACCACTTTCTACAACCAATTTCATCATGTCGCGGAATGATAGTTTTGTTTCTACACTTTCGGCAACTACTTTCTTAGCTTTTTTCTTTACATCTGGGCTAACAGACTCATTCTTCTTACCAAAGTACTTGGCCTGCTTGTCGCTCATACCTTTCTTGCTTACATCTTTCTTGTCGCTACCTTTTTCAGCAGCAGCTTTCTTCATTGGCTCTTTCTTGTCACCGTCTTTATCGATATCTAAAAAGTCTGGTTTTGCGCCTTCTTTAATTTCTTTTTCAGCAGCCTTGCCACTATAGTTCTTACCAGCTGAGTGAGTTAAACCAGTTTTGGTCTTTTCAATAGTACCACCAGTTGA